TGAAGCGCTCGGCGCTGGTCTATCCGGTCGGCAGTGACACGGTGAAGACCACGCTGTTCGGGCGGCTACGGCACAACGACAAGGGTGCCGGCTACCTGCACTTCCACATGGATGCGACCGCTGAGTATTTCGAGCAGCTGACGGCCGAGAAGCAGGTGCTGCGCTACAACCGCGGCGGCTTCCCGGTGCGTGAGTGGGTGAAGAAACCGAGCGCACGGAACGAGGCGCTGGACTGCCTGGTCTACGCCTATGCGGCGTTAAATCTGATGTACCAGCGGTACGACCGGAGAACGATCTGGGACCAGCTGGAGAAGCGCCTGCAGAATGGAGATGCTGAGCCGCGCAAGCCGCGCCTAAGATCGGGGGGAGCCGCGGCGTCGGCGTTCGTCAACAGCTGGTGAGGCCGTGAACTTCCCTGCGCGGATAACTGAAGGCGATACGGTCAAGTGGCGCGACGTTGCGAGCACAGATGTGTTCGGCAATGCGATCAGCAGCCAGACCGGCTGGACGCTGACCTACTACTTCCGCTTCAACCGCAACAACCACGGCGCCACGGCGGTGGGCACGGCCTATGGCCAGGGCTGGGAGTTCAGCCTGACGGCTGCTGCCACCGAGGGCTTCCATCCTGATGACACCGGCTACTGGCAGGCGGTGGCCACCAAGGCGGGCGAGACCGTCACGCTGGGCGCTGGGCAGTTCGAGATCGACGCCAACCTGGCCTATGTCGGCACGCCGGCAGCGGTGGACAACCGGAGCCAGGCGCAGAAAGACCTCGATGCGGTGCAGGCTGCGATCCGCGCGATGATCTCGGGCGGTGCTGTTGCTGAGTACAGCATCGGCAGCCGGCGGCTGAAGAAGATGGAGATGGCCGACCTGTTGACGCTGGAGGGCAAACTGAAGGCCGAGGTGAAGCGCGAGCAGGCCGCGGCCATGGTCGCCAACGGCCTGGGCAACCCCCACAACCTGTTCGTGAGATTCTGATGGGTATCCGATCCTCGATCCTCGGCTGGCTGCAACGTGGCACCCCTGAGGTGACGCCGCGCCGGCGGATGTATGAAGGCGCACGGGTCAGCAGGCTGACCAGCGACTGGGTGACGGGCGGCACGTCCGCTGATGCGGAGATCAAGGGCAGCCTGCAGCGGCTGCGCAACCGCTCGCGCCAGCTGGTGCGCGATAACGACTACGCGCGGCAGGCGATCCGTGCGGTGCGCAATAACGTGATCGGCACCGGCATCAGGATGCAGGCGCAGGTGCGGATGCAACGCGGCGGTGGCCGGTTGGATCAGGCGGTGAACGATGCGATCGAGATGGCCTGGGCGGATTGGGGCCGCAAGGGCACCTGCCACACTGCGGGCCGGCTGAGCTTTCAAGACATCGAGCGGCTGCTGATCGGTGCGGTGGCCGAGAGCGGTGAGGTGTTCGTGCGGATGGTGCGGCAACCGTTTGGTGGCAGCAAGGTGCCGTTCGCGCTGGAGATCATCGAGAGCGATCTGCTCGATGACAACTACACCGGGCCGAGCACGATCGAGGGCAACGAGTGGCGGATGGGCGTCGAGCTGAACCGCTGGGGACGGCCGGTGCAGTATGCGTTCCTCACCAAACACCCTGGCGACTCATCGTTCGGACCGAGCACCACGGCACGCCATCGACTGGTGCCTGCTGCTGAGGTGCTGCACCTCTATGTGATGGAGCGCCCCGGCCAGACCCGCGGTGTGCCGTGGCTGGCCAGTGCCATCCAGCGGCTGCACATGCTGTCGGGCTATGAGCAGGCCGAGGTGGTGCGTGCGCGTGCGAGCAGCTCACTGATGGGGTTCATCACCAGCCCTGAGGGCGAGTTGCTGGGCGATGAGGTGTACGACAACGAGCGGGTGAGCAACTTCGAGCCCGGCGTGTTCAAGTATCTGGCGCCGGGCGAGAGCGTGACAGTGCCGCAGCTCGATGCGCCCGATGGGCAGCTGGAGCCGTTCCTGCGGGCAATGCTGCGCGCGATGGCGGCCGGTGTGGGCTGTAGCTACGAGACGATCAGCCGGGACTTCAGCCAAACCAACTACAGCAGCAGCCGGCTGAGCCTGCTCGAGGACCGGGAGAACTGGAAGTCGCTGCAGCATTTCATGATCGAAAACTTCCACAAGCCGGTGTTTGAGGCATGGCTTGAGATGGCGGTGCTTGGCGGTGCGTTGAATCTGCCGGCCTATGAGACCGATCCCGATCGCTACCGGCGTGTGCGGTGGATGCCGCGCGGTTGGGCGTGGGTGGATCCGGCTAAGGAAGTGCAGGCGTACAAGGATGCTGTGCGCTGCGGGTTCAAGACGCAGGCGGATGTGGTGGCGGAGCAAGGCGGCGACCTTGAGGAGCTGCTGCTGGCGCGCGCTGCTGAGCTGCAGATGGCCGATGAGCTTGACCTGATGTTCGACACCGACCCGCATGAGGTGAACGGTTCGGGCACCGAGCAGCCCAGCGATCCGGCGGAGGATCAAGCCGAGGAGATGAACCCGGCCAGTGATCCCGATGAGGCCGACGATAATGTGGAAGACAACGTAGATGCAGAGAGCACCGATGGACCTATCGCGTGATCTTGAAGGGCAGCTGCTGAAGCGCGCCGAGGTAGCTGACTTCACGGTCAGCGAGGACCAGCGCACGATCGAGTTCCCCTTCAGCTCTGAATACCCCGTCGCCCGGTATTTCGGGAATGAAGTGCTGCAGCACGACACGCGCAGCGCCGATCTGAGCCGCCTGAACGATGCAGCGCCGCTGCTGTTCAACCATGACCCCGGCAAGGTGATCGGCGTGGTGGAACGCGCCTGGATCGACGGAGAGAAGAAACGTGGTTACGCCACGGTGAAATTCAGCCGCAATGCCTTCGCACAAGAGGTGCTGGCTGATGTGCGCGACGGCGTGCTGCGTAATGTTTCCTTTGGCTACGCAATCAGCGAAATGGAGCAAAGAGGCAGCGGCGACTTCGTTGCTACCAGCTGGGCTCCTTACGAGATTAGCGTGGTTAGCATACCTGCAGACCCCACTGTGGGTATGGGTCGGTCACTTGAGACCGATCCTGCGGCCACAGCCGCATCACCAACCCCCGAAACAGAACCTGAGGTTCCGATGGAAAACACCCCCGATCTGACGGCGGTGCGGGCTGAAGCGGCTGCTGAGGCTGCCAAAGCTGAGCGCGCCCGTATTGCCGGCATCACTGCCCTGACCGAAAAGCACGGCATGGCCGATCTCGGTCGCCAGCTGATCGACGGCGGCCGCAGCCTTGATGAGGCTCGCGCCGTTGTGCTCGACAAGCTGGGCGCCAAGCCTGTTGAGACTGTCGCCCCTGTGGAGATGGCCTCTGAGGAGCGCGCCAACTACAGCATCACCGCTGGTATCCGCGCGATGCTGACCGGCGACTGGTCCAGCCGCGAGGCCGGCCTGGTGCGTGAGCTGTCGCGTGAGGTGGAGAAGTCCGGTGTGTCCAAGACCACCGAGCGCAGCTTCTTCGTTCCCTTCGCTGCCCTGAACCAGCGCGCCACCTACGTGACCTCTGGTGCCACCACCGGCGGCAACCTGGTGCAGACCGATCTGCTGGCTGAGGACTTCATCGAGTTCCTGCGGAACAACGCCCTGATGCTGCAGCTGGGCGTGCGCACCATGCCTGGCCTGGTGGGCAACGTGGCGATCCCCCGCCGCTCTGGTGTGGCTTCGACCTACTACCTGAGCACCCAGACCACCGCGATCACCCAGTCGGAGAGCACCTTCGACCAGGTGACCATGAGCCCCAAGAACCTGGCCGCTCTGTCCAAGTACAGCCGCCAGACCTTGCTGCAGGGCACCCCTGGCATCGAGGAGCTGGTGCGTCGTGACCTGACCGATGGCATCAACCTCGCCATCGACCTGGGCATCCTGAACGGTTCTGGCTCCAGCGGCCAGCCCACCGGCATCATGCAGACCTCCGGCATCGGCTCTGTGGCGATGGGCACCAACGGTGGCGCCATCACCCTCGAGAAGGTGGTTGATCTGGAAACTGCCGTGATGCAGGTCAACGGTGCGGTGAACCCCGCCAACGTGGCCTACCTCACCAACTACAAGGTGATGGCAGCCCTCAAGAAGCTGCGTGCTGGTGGCTCCACCACCGGCGACGGTCCGTTCCTGTTCAACACGGATCTGGCCGGTATCGGCCGCGGTCCTACCCCCGCTCAGCTGAACGGCTACCCCCTCGCTGCCACCAACCAGGTGCCCAGCACCCTGACCAAGGGCTCCAGCTCGGGCGTCTGCTCCGCGCTGGTGATGGGTGACTTCAGCCAGGCAATGGTTGGTTTCTGGGGCAACGGCCTCGAGATCACCGTGGGCGAAGATCAGGACGACTTCAGCAAGGCTCTGACCAGCGTTCGCGGCATCGTCACCTATGACGTGGCCGTGCGCGATCCCAAGAGCTTCGCAGCCATCCTGGACATCACCACCTGATAGGAGCCGGGGGCGGGCAACCGCCCCCCTTTTTTTCGATGAAGGTTCTCATCTCTAGCGACTGCGCAGCACGCGGTGAGTATCTCGAGGCCGGCAAGGTCTACGAGCTGGACTCTGACGTGGCTGCTGAGCTGCTCCGCATGGGCCGCGCTGTTGAGGCGCCGGCTGAGGAACCCAAGCCCAAGGCAACCCGCAAGGCCAAGGCGGAGGCCGCCAATGGCGCTGACTGAGGATTTGGCAGTCTTCCTGAATGACTTTGGCGTCAGCTGCACCGCTGGCGCGATCACTGCGCTGGGCATCCTCGACATGCCGACGCAGGTGCTGGCCGGCGAGATGGTGCTCAGCACTGACTACACTCTGACGGCGCGGTTCGCTGATTTCGGCGGGCTGAAGTATGGCGACCCGATCAGCGTGGCCGGTGTGAACTATCAAGTCCGCGAGACGCGCCAGCTTGACGATGGTGCTTTCGTGGAGATTGGGCTGCAGAAGGTATGACCACCCGCCGCGAGACAATCCTGGCCGCTGTGCGCACCGCTCTGACGGGCACCACCGGCGTGAGCACGCGGATCTACCGCAGCCGTGTTGAGCCGATGGCACGGGCCGAGAGCCCGGCGATCGTGGTGGAGCCGGTGAGCGATACCGCTGAGCAGAACACCAGCCTGCCCACGCTGGACTGGAGCCTGACGGTGCGGATCGCGGTGATTGTGCGTGGCGCCATCCCTGATCAGCTGGCCGATCCGATCGTTGAGGATCTGCACTCCAAGCTGATGGCAGATCTAACCCTTGGAGGAGTAGCGATGGACATCAGACCGCAAGCTGTGAACTTCGAACTGGTCGAGGCTGATCAGCCAGCAGGTGTGATCAGCTGCGACTATCTGATCCGTTACCGGACCGCTAACGCTAACCTCGCAACAGCGTGATGGCTACGATGATGGATGAATACCACGGGCAAGGCGGGACCTACCTGCTGGATCCCAAAACCGGCAAACGGAAGCTCATCGAGCGGACAGAGCCGGCCAATCCCTCTGAACCCCAAGCCGAGGAACTGAGCGATGGCTCTGACACGCAAGAGACTGATCCAGGTTAAAAAGGAATCCACCTACGGGACCGACAGCACCCCTGCCGGTACTGACGCCCTGCTGGTGCGCAACCTGGAGATCACCCCAATCGAGGCCGATGTTGTCAGCCGCGACCTGATCCGCAACTACCTCGGCAACAGCCCGCAGCTGCTGGCCAACAGCCGGGTGAGCATCACCTTCCAGGTGGAACTAGCTGGTTCCGGCACTGCTGGCACGGCGCCCCGCTACGGCGCGCTGCTGCAGGCTTGCGGCCTGTCGGAGACGATCGTGGCCAGCACCAGCGTCACCTATGCGCCGGTGAGCAGCAGCTTCAGCTCGACCACGATCTACTTCAACAACGACGGCATCCGCCACATCCTCACCGGCTGCCGCGGCACCTTCACGCTGAACGCCGAAGTGGGTCAGATCCCCACGATCGACTTCACCATGGTCGGTGTCTACAACGCCCCGACCGATACGGCGCTGCCCGCCACCACCTACAGCGCACAGGCCAGCCCGCTGATCTTCAAGCAGGGCAACACCTCGGCCTTCCAGTTCTTCAGCTACGCAGGCTGCCTGCAGTCGGTGTCGTTCGACATCGCAAACGAGACGGTCTACCGCGAGCTGGTGGGCTGCACGAAAGAGGTGATGATCACCAACCGTGCCCCCAGCGGCACCGTGCTGATCGAGGCTCCTGCTCTGGCGACGAAGGATTACTTCAACCTCGCTCAGACCGAGACCACCGGAAACCTCACCTTCCTGCACGGCACCACTGCCGGCAACCGTGTCACCTTCACGGCTGGCCAGTGCGACATCTCGAATCCGTCCTACGCGGATCAGGATGGCGTGCAGATGCTGAGCATCCCCTACGTTGCCGTTCCGACCACGGCCGGCAATGATGAACTGAGCCTCGCCTTTACCTGATAGGAGCCCTGCATGGCGTTTGTTCTCAAGCAGTCCGACACCTACGTCTGGCCGGTCACCTTTGACATTCCCGTCGATGGTGGCCGCCACGAACGGCAAACATTTGACGGTGAGTTCAAACGCCTGCCGCAGAGCCAAGTCGGCCCGATGGTGGCCGAGCTGACGAAACTCGAGGATCTTGGCGATCTGGATCGCATCACCGAAATCGCGCGTGAGCTGCTGGTGGGCTGGTCCGGTGTGACCGGCGACGATGGCAAGGAAGTTCCCTACAGCCAGAAGGCGCTCGACCAGCTGCTCGAGGTGCCGTTCCTCGCGGTGGCGGTGCTGAAGGCGTACATGGACAGCATCAAGGGAGCCAAGAGAAAAAACTGATCGAGGCCGCTGAGCATTGGGCCGGCGGCGGTGTTGTGGATGAAACGGAGGCTGACGCAGCTGCGCTGGGTATCGTGATGCCGGAGCAGCCGCCGGAGGATTTCGAGGTGTGGGAGGAGAACTGGCCGGTGGTGGAGATGTTCCTGCGAGCGCAGACGCAGTGGCGCACCACGATGAACGGCTTGCTGGGCCTCGATTACGGAGCTGTGGCGTGGCTCCTTAGACTGTATGAAGTAGAAGACCAGCGCGCGCTCCTGGAGGACCTGCAGGTGATGGAGGCAGCAGTGCTAGTCGTGTTCCAGAAGCGGAGCAGCTGAGATGAACCTCGAGGCGCTGCTGCGGATCCGCGCAAACGTTCAAGGCGAGAACAACATTCGCCGGCTTGGCAACTCGCTGCAGGGACTGCAGGGACAAGCGAAGAATGCGGCGATGGCGCTGTCCGGCTTGCGCGCCGGCGTTGGCGGCCTTATCGGCTTGGTTGGCGGCGGGTTCATCGTCAGCAAGATTTTTGGTGACACGGCAACGCTGCAAAGCCAAGCACGAAGCCTTGAGGTGCTGACGGGCAATGCGAAGATCGCCGGTCAGATCGTTAGGGAGCTGCAGGCTTACGGATCTGCAACACCGTTTGAGTCAACGGAACTTATTGAAACAGCCAAGAGGCTGAACGCCTTCGGTGTTGGGGCAAACGAGGTCGTGAGCACCGTAAAACGGCTTGGTGATGTCGCCGGTGCAACCGGCGCCAACCTTGGCGAGTTGGCAACAGCTTATGGCCAAGTCATCTCGAAAGGCCGGCTGCAAGGTGAGGAGCTGCTTCAGTTCCAAGAGCGTGGCGTGGCGCTGTCTCAAGAACTGCAGAAGATGTACAAGCTGCAGGGCCAAGAGTTCACCAAAGCGTTGGAAGGCGGCAGGATCAGCGCCGAAGCTGTGGAGGTGGCGATTGAACGTCTGACGGACAAGGGCGGCAAATACGCAGATGGTGCGATCGCTCAGAGTGACACGCTGAACGGCAAGCTCAGCACCCTTAAAGATACTGTCACTGCTCTGTCGCAGACGCTGGGCAAGATCCTAGAGCCAGCATTGCAGCGCATCCTCACGTTCGCCACTGACATTCTCGACACTATTAACAAAAGCATCCAGACAGCAATCAACGGCCCGCAGAACGCAAACACTATCGCCTCGGTCAGGGCAGGCCAGCTGCCTTTCGGCGGTGCCGGAGCTGTGGACAAGATCATTGGCGAAGCCCGCAGAAGGCAGCTACAGGATCAGGCAGGCCCAGGTTTCCTTGGTCTTGGCTTTGATACTAATCAGTTCATCAAACTGCTGCAGCAACAGCCTGAGTTCAGGCAAGCATTGCGGCCACCAAACCGGCCTCGTGCCATACCGGCGCTTCTTCCTGGCAGAGCCGACACCGCAGAAGCCGAAGCCCGCAAGGCTGCAGCAGAAGCCAAACGTGCTGCTGCGGAACAGGAACGCCTAGAGGATCGCCGCAAGCGTTTGACGCTTAACACTATCGATCTTCAGCGTCAGCTCCAGGACAGCGTGGCTGACGTGAACGCGGCTTATGAAGGCATCGGCGCGACCCCGGTTGATCGGCTATTTCTGCAGCGTGATAAAGCAATCACCGAAAACAACCGTCTCGTTGATGAGCTGACCCGCGATGTGGTGAAACTTGCCACTGAGGTGAACGAAGCCGGCGGCAAGCTGGACATCAAGCCGTTTGAAACGCTGATCAACACGCTGTCCGAGGCCAATGTTGCACTGGCCGACAAGGACTACCTCCAGGGCCTGAAGGATCTACTGCCGAGCCTGCAGGAGTATGACGCCAAGATCAAGGAAGTGCAGCGCGGCAAAACTGAGCTGACTGAGGTGGAGAAGCTGAACGCGCAGATCAACCTGCTGCAGCTGGACATCTTGGCGCAGACCAACCCGGCACTGGCTGAGCATGTTCGGCTGCTGCGTGAACGCGCCAAGGCGCTCGATGACGCAACGGCCAAGCAGAAGAAAGACAGCGAGTCGATTGGCGCCGGCATCCGCGACCGGCTGCAAGAGTATTACAACAGCGTCAAGGACCTCGGCGGCGCCATTGGCGATGCGGTGGTGAGCGGCCTGCAGGGACTGGAAGATCAGCTGACGGCGTTTGTCACCACCGGCAAGGCCAACTTCAAGGAGCTGGCCGCCAGCATCCTCTCCGACCTGGCGCGCATCGCACTGCGGGCGGCCATTATCCAGCCCATTGTTCAGGCGCTGGGCGGCATGTTCCCCGGCTTCAAGTTTGCTGACGGAGGCATCATGACCGGCGACGGTCCTATGCCGCTCAAAAAGTACGCCAACGGCGGCATCGCAAACACCCCGCAGCTGGCGCTGTTCGGTGAAGGCAGCAAGCCCGAGGCGTTTGTGCCGCTGCCTGACGGGCGCAGGATCCCCGTGGCCATGCAGGGCGGTGGCGGAAGCAGCACCAGCGTGACTGTGAACGTCGATGCCAAGGGCACCAGCGTGCAGGGCGACAGCGGCCGCGGCGAGCAGCTGGCGCGCGTGGTGGCGCAGGCAGTGCAGGCAGAATTGATCAAGCAGAAGCGGCCTGGCGGCCTGATAGCGGCGTAACCATGGCGACTTTCACCTACACCCCCAGCTTTGAGGCCACCGAGAGCAGCAAGCCCCGTGTGCGCAGATTTCAAGCGGGCGATGGCTACGAGCAGCGCATTCGCTTTGGCCTCCACACCGACCCGAAGGAGTGGAGCCTGACGTTCGCAAACCGCACCGACACCGAGCGCGACAACATCTTGGCCTTCCTGGAGGCACGCGGCGGCGTCGAGAGCTTCGACTGGACACCTCCCCGCGGCGCCGCTGGCAAATACGTTTGCGAGGAGTGGCAGACCACGCTCAGCAACTGCAACAATAACCAGATACAGGCAACATTCCGGGAGGTCTACGAGCCATGAGCACCATCGTCACCAGGGCTGGCAAAGGCAGTGCGCTAACGCACGCCGAGGTGGATGCCAATTTCACAAACCTTGGCTACTCAATTCCTGACAGTGCGCTGCAAGTAGCAACGCCCACAACCGGCACAACTGTGACGGTAAATGACAACGCTGCCGCGCTAATTCTCAAGCACACCGCCACCATCGCAACGCTGACCATCGTTCTGCCGGCAAGTCCGGCAAACGGTCAAATTGTTCGCATCGGAACGCGCTCAACGGTCACCACGCTGACGCTAAACGCAAACACCGGGCAAACACGCTACGGCAACCCAACAACGATCACAGCAACAACCCCCGTCGCCTTCATCTATGAGGCGGCAACACTCAGCTGGTATCGCGTCTGATGGCTGTCCAAGACCTCTACGTTGTCGAAGGTTATTGGGCAGTCGGCTATGCCGTCGGTGACGGCTGGGTTTATCCCACCTCTGAGCTGCAGGGCATTGCGCCCAGTGCTGTCATCGAGCTGTTTGAGCTGGAGTTGAACACAGCGCAGCACGGCGCCAACGACATTTACCGCTTCCACGCTGGCAGCAACATGAACGCCAACGGCGAGCTGCTGTGGGCTGGCAACAGCTATCTGCGGTTTCCGGTCGAGGCGGATGGCTTTGAATACACCGGCAACGGCCAGCTGCCGCGGCCCAAGCTGCGCGCAAGCAACATCCTCGGCACCATCACTGCCATTTTGCTGAGCCTGCCTGAAGGACTGGAGGGCGCCAAGTTCACCCGCATCCGCACGCTGGCGCGCTATTTGGACGCCGGCAACTTCGCCGGTGGCGTCAACCCCTACGGCACACCAGACCCGACTGCCGAGTTCCCGCGAGAGATCTACTACATCGACAGGAAGACCGCCGAGACGCGCGATGTGGTGGAGTTTGAGCTGGCGGCAGCGTTCGATTTGGCTGGCGTGCGCGCACCGAAGCGGCAGTGCATCGGCAACATTTGCCAATGGGAGTACCGCTCGGTGGAGTGCAGCTACACCGGCAGCAGCTACTGGGATGAAAACGACAACGTGGTGACCACGCTGGCGGCAGACGTGTGCGGCAAGAAGCTGAGCAGCTGCAAACTGCGGTTTGGCCAGACCGCTGAGCTGCCATTCGGCTCTTATCCCGGCATCGGAGCCTATTTCGCATGACCTGGCGCGCAGCAGCACTAGAGCACGCAAAGGCAGAAGATCCCCGCGAAGCCTGCGGCCTGCTGGTGGTCGTCAAGGGGCGCCGGCGTTACTGGCGGTGCCGCAACCTGGCGGCAGGCACCGAGCAGTTCATCCTGGATCCGCTGGACTTTGCTGCAGCCGAAGACGCGGGCGAGATCTTGGCGGTGGTCCACAGCCATCCCGTCACCCCGCCAGTGCCGAGCCAGGCCGACCTGCTGGCCATCGAACGCACCGCGTTGCCTTGGTACATCGTCAACCCTAAGACCGAGGCATGGAGCACCAAGCTGCAGCCGTGCGGCTACAAGGCGCCGCTGATCGGCCGTGAATGGACGTGGGGGCTTTCCGACTGCTGGACGCTGGTGCGGGACTGGTACGCCGAGCAGGGCCTGGAGTTGCTCGACTGGGCGCGACCGCTGACACCTGAGGAGTTTGAGACGGATCCGCTGTTTGACCGCTACTGGAAGGACGCAGGGTTCCGCGAGCTGGATGAGGACGAGCCACTGAAGCGCGGCGATGCGGTGTTGATGAGCATCAGCGGGCCGGGCCTCAACCACGTCGGCGTCTACATCGGTGACCAGCTGCTGCTGCATCACATCCGCGGCCGACTGAGCAGCCGTGATCTCTACGGCGGTTGGCTGCAGAAGTGCACTGGCCGCAGGCTCCGGCATTACGATGCAGGGAGGCTAGAGCTGACGTGATGCTGCGCACGATCCGCATCTACGGGCGCCTGGCGAAACTCCTCAAGCGCCGCAAGTTTGAGGCTGAGGTGGCCAGCGCCGCCGAGGCCGTGCGCTTCCTGCTGGCCAATTTTCCGCAGCTGGAGCCCGAGCTGGCCAAGGGCCATTACCGTGTCAGCGTTGGCAGCTACGACCTGGCCGAGGACGAGCTGCAGGCGCCGGCCGGCCAGCAGGAGATCAAGATCACCCCGGTGGTGGCAGGTGCTGGCGCTGTGGGGCGCATCATTGCGGGCGTGGCACTGGTCGCGTTGTCGTTCTTCCTGCCGCCGGTGGCAGGCATTGCGCTCGGCACCATCGCCTTTGGTGTGGGTGCCAGCTTGGTGCTGGGCGGTGTTGCGCAGCTGCTCACGCCGGTGCCCAGCTTGCCAACCAGCGGCAGCACCGCTGAGACCGCTAAAGACCCCCGCAAGTCCTACAGCTTCAGCGGCGTTCAGCAGACCAGCCGCGCCGGTGTGCCGGTGCCCGTCGTCTACGGCGAGACCCTGGTGGGCTCTGTGGTGATCTCGGCCGGCATCGACACGGTGCAGACATGAACAGGATCGTCGGCGCAGGTGGTGGCGGTGGCGGCGGCGGGTGCTTCTTAGGGCACACGCTGGTGCGCACGCCTGACGGGTTGCGCGCCATCGAGGCGCTGGAGCCTGGCGACCAGGTGCTGAGCTTTGACGACCAGGGAGAGCTGCACCAGGCCGCGGTGCTGAAGGTCCACGTCCACGAAAACGAGCGCGTAGTCCGCTACCGCCTCTGGGGCGGTGCCGTGCTCGATGCCACCCCGAACCACTGGGTGCTCAACCAGTTCAACGCCTTTGTTGAGATCGGCACGCTGGGCGCAGACGACTGCCTGGTGGATGAGAACGGCCACCTGCGGCCCATCGTTGAGCGCACCGACCACGGCCGCGGCACTGTCTACAACCTGACGGTCGAAGGCCACCACACCTTCATCGCCGGCGGCATCCGTGTGCACAACGCCGGCCTGGGCCTGGGCATCGCCGGCGCAGGCGGTGGAGGTGGCGGTGGCGGCAAGGGCGGAGGTGGCGGCGGCGGCACCACCTACACCCCGACCGAAGCGGGCGACACGCTCAACAGCACTCAATACGCCAACCTGGTTGACCTGATCAGCGAGGGGGAGATCGAGGGCCTCAAGGATGGCCACAAGTCGATCTTCATCGACAACACTCCGCTGCAGAACGCAGACGGTTCCTACAACTTCCAGAACGTCACCGTCACCACGCGGACGGGCACACAAAACCAGAGCTACATCCCCATCGCGGCTGATGTTGAAAACGAGCAGCCGGTCAGCGTCCAGGTGCAGTTCGGCACCCCGATTGTCCGCAGCATTACCAGCACCACCGTCAACGCCGCACGGGTGACCATCACGGTGCCGGCGTTGCAGGAGTTTGCCAGTAACGGCGACATCAACGGCTCTAGCTTCGGCTTGCAGATCGAGGTGCAATACAACGGCGGCGGCTACACCACGGTCCTGACCGATACGGTCTCCGGCCGCAGCGGTGATCAGTTCCAGCGCGACTACCTGGTCAGCCTGAGCGGCGCCTATCCCATTGACATCCGCGTGTCGCGGACCACGGCCGACAGCGGCAGCGCCAAGATCCAGAACGCCTTCAGCTGGTCGAGCTACACCGAGATCACCTACGCCAAGCTCCGCTACCCCAACAGCGCGCTGGTGGCGCTCCGCGTCGATGCCGAGCAGTTCAACTCCATCCCGCGCCGCAGCTACCTGATCCGCGGCATCAAGGTGGTGATTCCCAGCAATGCCACGGTGGACACGACTACCGGCCGGCTGATCTATGCCGGCATCTGGGATGGCACCTTTGGAGCTGCAGCTTGGACCACCGACCCCTGCTGGATCCTCTGGGATCTGCTGACATCGACCCGATACGGCTTCGGTGATCACATCCAGGCGGCGCAGCTGGACAAGTGGGCGTTTTATGCCGCATCGGTCTATGCCTCGGCCTTGGTGCCCGATGGTTTTGGTGGCAGCGAGCCCCGCTTTAGCTGCAACGTCAACATCCAGACCGCTGAGGACGCCTACAAGCTGATCAACGACATGTGCTCGGTGTTCCGGGCCATGCCCTATTCGAGCACCGGGGCGCTCACCGTCAGCCAGGATGCGCCGGCCGATCCGGCCTATCTGTTCACCTACGCGAACGTCTCGGAGGAGGGCTTCAGCTACCAAGGCGGCAGCCTCAAAACCCGTCCGACCGTGGCGGTGGTCAGCTACCTGAACCTCGACACCCGCGACATCGACTACGAGGTGGTGGAGGACCAAGAGGCGATCAGCAAGTACGGCGTCGTCACCCGCGAGATCTCCGCCTTTGCCTGCACCAGCCGCGGCCAAGCGCACCGCCTGGGTGAGTGGCTGCTGTATTCGGAGTGGTACGAGAACGAGGTGGTCAGCTTCACCGCCAGCATCGACGCGGGCGTGCTGGTGCGGCCAGGGCAGATCATCGAGATCAGCGATCCGATGCGCGCCGGCGCCCGCCGAGGTGGCCGCATCAGTTCCGCAACCACGGCCAACATCACGGTGGACGACGCCACGGGCCTGGCGCTAGGCACCGGCGCAACGCTGTCGGTGATCCTGCCCGATGGCGCCGTGCAGAGCCGAGCGGTGGCCGCAATCAGCGGCAGCGTGCTCACCGTCAGTCCGGCGTTCACCACGGCGCCGAACGCCAACAGCATTTGGATCTACCAGACCAACACGCTGCAGACCTCCACTTGGCGCGTGTTGAGCGTGCAGGAGCAGGAGGGCGCTCAGTACGCCATCGGCGCCCTGGCCTACAACGCCAGCAAATACGGCTACATCGAGCGGAACCTGACCCTGCAAACGCGGGACGTTACCGACCTGAACGAGATTCCGGCGGCGCCGGCCAACATGCAGGCCACTGAGGCGCTGTACGAAAGCAACGGCCGCGCGCTGTCCAAGCTGGTGATCAGCTGGCAGGCAGTGCTGGGCGTCAACCAATACCGCATCCGTTGGAAGCCACAGAACGGCAACTGGACAACAACAACGCAGACCCGACTGGATTACGAGATCCTTGACACCGTTGCCGGCCGCTACGAGGTCGAGGTCTACAGCATCAACGCGGGCCTCAAACAATCAACGCAGCCGGCCCGGTTGACCGTTGAAGCACGCGGCAAGACGGCTGCACCGGCGGATGTGACCGGCTTGTCATTGATTGCTATTGATGAAGCAAGCGCAATCCTTACATGGGATCCCACCACTGATCTTGATGTGCGAATTGGCGGCAAAGTCCTGATCCGCCATAGCACTGTGCTCGTGGGCGCCACATGGGAGGAGTCGCAGGAGATCGTCCCCAGCGTTGGCGGCAATCAAACCCAGAAGCAGGTCCCGGTTCTTGAAGGCACCTATCTGGTCAAGTTCCAGGATGACTCCGGCAATCGCTCGGTCAATGCCGCAACCGTTGTGGTCGATCTGCCAACACCGCAGCCACGCCTGCTGGTGCAGAGCTACCGCGAGGACCAAGAGACGCCGCCGTTCTCGGGGAACTTGACCGACATGTTCTACAGCGCCGAGCAGGACGGCTTGGTGATCAGCACCGGCCTGGACGTGGACGACATGGCTACGGACGGCGACTGGGATGCGCTTGGCACGATTGACGGCGTTGGCGGCGTGCTGAGTTCTGGCGAGTACGAGTTCGGCAGCACCCTCGACCTAGGTGGCACGTTTGATCTCAACCTCACCCGCTATTTCGTCACAAGGCCCTACCTGCCAGGCAGCTTGTGGGACGACAAGCTGGGGGACATCGATACCTGGCCCGCTATTGATGAAACCAACCTCGATGGCGTGAACGCGCTGCTCTACGTTCGCGCCACCGCCGACAACCCGGCAGGCACCCCAACTTGGAGCACCTGGCGCGAGTTCTCGAACGTGATCACTCGCGGGCGTGGCTTCCAGTTCAAGGTGATCGCCACCAGCTCCGACCCTGCGCAGAACATCATCGTGGACGAACTGGGTTGCGAAGTGGAGCTGCAGCAGAGGACAGAACAGTCGGGCACCTTGACAAGCACCGCCGCAACGTATGCAGTGACGTTTGCTGACGCCTTCTATCAGGCACCTTCCATCGGCGTCACAGCGTTCAACATGGTGACCGGCGATTACTTTGAGGTGGCAAGCGTGACCAGGGCAGGATTCCAGGTAACCTTTAGGAATAGCGGCGGCTCTGCCGTGGCTCGCCAGTTCACTTACACTGCTATCGGATACGGCCGGGAGATCTGACGCATGGCGCAAGGGGACCTCAATGTCGCCAACCAGTCGGGCGCTGCGTTCCGCGCCGATCTGAACAACCAGCTGCTGGCACTGGGCACGCTGATGAGCGGCGCCAGTGAGCCGAGCACCATGTACGCCTACATGCTGTGGGCCGATACGACCGCAGGCCTGCTCAAGCAAAGGAACGCAGCGAACAACGCCTGGGTGACACTGGGGACGCTGGGCAGCGCCAACTTGGGGCTGCTGCCGTCTGGCAGCACCCTGATTGCTGCGCTGGGCAGTGCTGGCACGCCAGGCGTCACCTTCACTGGTGACCTAGATACCGGCCTGTACTCACCCGGCGCCAATCAGGTGGCGCTTGGCACCAGCGGCCAGCAGCGGCTGGCGGTTGATAGTTCTGGTCGAGTGCTTGTCGGCCCTGGCTCGCTCCGTGAAGTAGGTGGCGCTGTCATCCCGACGTTGGCGGTGGAGTCGCTGGGCCTGCCGCTGTCATGCGTGCGCAACAGCAATGACACCTCCGGCGGCATCATTGCGATAGGCAAGAGTCGCGGCACAGCTGCTGGCGCTGTCACCGCTGTTCAGGACGGCGACATCCTGGGCGAGATTCGCTTCTGCGGCGCCAATGGCACTGACCTGACCAGCATCGGCGCGCACATCCGCGCGGTGGTCAATGGCCAGGTTGGTACGGCCGGTGACACCACCGACATGCCGACGCAGCTGGTCTTCAGCACGACGCCAGATGGCCAAGCAACTGCAGCGCAGCGGCTGGCTATCAACACCACAGGGATTCAGGTTTCTGGAGACGCGCAGATTGTATCGCTCAATGGTGGACCGCTTGCTGGTGACCGCAACCGCATTATCAACGGCGACATGCGGATCGACCAGAGAAACGCTGGGGCTACTGTCACCTTGCCTGCGGCAACTGTTACTTACGTAGTTGATCGGTGGGCGCATTTTGAAGACACCGATGGCACCGCTACTGTCCAACGCAGCACTGTTGCTCCTGCAGGTTTTACGAACTCGCTTCTGATCACAACGACAGCAGCAGATGCATCACTTTCAGCAACACAGCGTTTAACAACTGCGCAAGTCATCGAAGGGTTTAATGCAGCAGATTTGGGGTGGGGTGCTGCAGGCGCATTATCGGTGACTTTATCCTTCTGGGTCAGAAGTTCCTTGACTGGCACATTTGGCGGAGCTGTAAAAAATGGCGCAAATACTAGGGCTTATCCATTTACCTACAGCATTTCTAGTGCCAACACCTGGGAGTACAAAACAGTTGTGATTCCCGGCGACACTACAGGCACTTGGCCAACTGATAACAGTCCCGCGCTAGCGGTAAATTTCGGGCTTGGAGTTGGAACGACTTTCAGCGGAACGGCTGGATCGTGGCAGGCCGCAGACCTAAACTCAGCAACTGGAGCTGTCTCGGTAATCGGCACTCTCAACGCTACCTGGCAGATCACTGGCGTCCAACTTGAAGCCGGCACCGTCGCCACCCCATTTGAGCGCAGGAGCTACGGGCAGGAGCTGGCGTTGTGTCAGAGGTATTACTACAAAACGGACAAAAATTTTAGCTTGCAGAGTTACGGCGTTGCGGCAGGCGGAAATACTTACGCCCATTTGACTCATCCAGTACCTATGCGAGCAGCGCCAACTGCAACCAACTCATTCGCTTCCGGCATAAACAATCAATCACAAACAGTAACCCTATCGGCGCAAGCA